TGAACATACGCTGGAACGTTATCAGGATCCAACCAGCAGGTGTAATCATGATCTTCCATCGCAGTCATGAATTGCATTTCATTGTCGCAAAGATACATGTCTCGATATCGTCCTGTATAGGAATCAATCTTTTGGATGCGACAATCAGGTTTGCCATTGATTTCCAATTTGCCAACCTGGACATAACGATAAGGAAACCGTTCGAGAAAAACGGTTGGTTTCCGTGTAACTTTCATAATCAAGAAGCAACGTTCACAGTGTCAAGATCTTCAGAAAGACAATCAATCAGGATGTCGTAATCATCGAGAGGGTCACCAGAGAACTGGACACCTTCGTTTTCATAATACTTGCGAACCTTTTTGAAAAGTTTGGGGTTCTTGACATCCAGGTAGAAAACACCTTCCACGGCATCGCGTAGAGTGGTGACATCTTTTTTGAACTTGGAGATAACAGTCATTGTTCTGTTGAATTACCTTTTTATTATAACGGTAAACCCTCTTAGATTGGAGGGGAGTGGACAGTGACAGAAGTGTCCACCTTATGATGCTTCATCGTGATCGGTGTAAAGGTTGAGGATGGGGTCATCTACAGGTGCGAACACTGCCGCTTTGCCATCTTCATTTATAACACCAATAGTCTCACCATTTTCAACTCTGGCAAAGAGTTCATCAAAGTTCTCTTCCCACTCTTGGACTGTAAAAACTTCCATGGAATACCTTATAAGGTAAGTCGGGGCGACAGGATTCGAACCTACGACATCCGCCTCCCAAAGACGGCGCTCTACCAAGCTGAGCTACGCCCCGAGGTGGGTGGTTTCCTATCGCCGCTTACTCTGAAACCACCAAAGGGAGTAACCGCAGTCAGGAGTGACCTGACTTTTGTATCATAGCACGGAGAGGGTGGGATTCGAACCCACGGAAGCTTTCACTTCGCTGGTTTTCAAGACCAGAGCCATCAACCACTCGACCACCTCTCCAATCAACGGACATCAAAGTCCAGTCTTCTGACTTTTCTTTTACGTCTCTCCTCTTGATACATGAGGTCTGAGTTAGAAAGAACCTTTTTATTGGGAACTTCCTTCTCTGATTTTATCATAACAACCTTGGTGAGGTCAACTGCTGTGAGTTTGTCCTCAATCACTGTCATCATGTTAGGGCAACCACAACACTGATGGTGGTGGTCGCTCTTTATCTCCGTGTTGCACTGTTTGCATCTGACAATCATTGTTCTGCATCCTTATTCCTTGATGTAATTGTTTTCAACTAACCATGCTCTTGTAAGGGGAGTGGGTTCATAAGTCTCCCAGGGTGCTCCTTTGGCACAAGCATCAAGACCTGCCTGTGTCATTCCATCTTCCCAACCTGCCCATTTAGCTTCTGCTTCCCAGGGAACTGCATCCTCTGGGTAATATTTCTCTGCCTGTTCTCTCCAGACTGGAGGAACAACTTCCTCTGGAAGAACGATGGCAATGAGGTTGTTCTTGACGGTTCCTGCCATGCAGTCCTGAACCACATGCCATCCTTCATGTCGCATCACAGTCATCAGGACGTGTGGACGATGAACAAACTTCTCATTCAGGAAGAAGTCGTTACCCACAGTGAAGTAAACACCCCTGTGACCAGGAACAAAATACTTCTCAGGAGCAATGTAAACACCAACTCCAATTTCCTTCAGAGGTTCCATCAGAGCATCAAACTCTTCACCGACAAGTTCAAACTTCCTGTCGTCACCATAATAATTTGCCAAGTCTGCAATGGAGTTAATTTGTTTTACTCCATCAGTGCACTCTTTCATCATCATGCAACCCATGGCATCATGGGTGTACCACCCTTTGGTTGGTTCTGCCATCGCTGGTGAAGCGATAAGGGCAAGTGCTAATAAAAACTTTTTCATGTTCCTAAGGTAGGAATGCCCGCTGACAGGATCGAACTGCCGACAATCTCGGTGTAAACGAGGTGCTCTACCGCTGAGCTAAGCGGGCTTGGACAAGGTGGGTAAGGTTGGATTTGAACCAACGTAGGCTGAGCCAACGGATTTACAGTCCGTCTCCTTTAACCACTCGGACACTCACCCAACTGGGGTGGTAGGATTCGAACCTACGACCCAACGATTAACAGTCGTTTGCACTACCGCTGTGCTACACCCCATTGCGTTCTTCTTTATTCAGTTTGAAGTAGAGTTTGTAATACCTTTGCTTCATCTCTGAAATGGTATTCATGTCCTCTTCAAATCCCATGTATTTACACAGTTGAAAAGAACCTTCAAGTTCACTCAGTAATCTTAACACATTGATTGATGTTGTCTCAAGACCACCGAACTGATACTTTTCTCTACTCATGATACCTCTAGAAGAGGAAGCGGAATATCGGATTCGAACCGACGACATTCAGCTTGGAAGGCTGACGTTCTACCACTGAACTAATTCCGCGAGGCGGGACTGATGGGACTCGAACCCACGACTTCCTGCGTGACAGGCAGGCGCTCTAACCGACTGAGCTACAACCCCATGAGGGAGGTTACCCTCCCCGTAGGTCAGAGTGCTATCGCTCAAACGGCAACAGCAGTCCTCCTGAAGGATACAATGTTATTTGCATCTGTTGTTTGCTTATCCAAGCAGGTTTCAGTCACACTCCTAACACCCCGTCGAGACCATGGCACCCCCATGAGTGGAAGTGAGCGGAATCGAACCGCTGTCCGAAATATCGGTTGGTGTAACCTATTCCTCAGAAGAGGAAAGCCTTCTGTCGGACTTGAACCGACGACCTACGGTTTACAAAACCGTTGCTCTATCCAGCTGAGCTAAGAAGGCAAGGCGACTCGTGTTGGATTCGAACCAACGACCGACTGCTTAGAAGGCAGTTGCTCTATCCAGCTGAGCTAACGAGTCATTAAAGGGAAGACCCTCAGAAATGAGGACCCGCTCCAGACTGCCAAACGTTCTCTGAACCGCCTTGGGGTTGGGGATCCAGTTGAACCGTTGTGTTCCCTTTGGCAGTTGCTTTATTATACATCACCTCGTGGATGTTGTCAACCTCTTTGGTGGGAGGTTTTTCAGCAGTTCTGCCAGCGTTCTCCAAATGTCTAAGTTGTTTCTTAGACCTGGTTGGTTCACCAAACCAGGAGTCAGAGGGTGTCACAACAGGTGCTGGGACTGTCTTGTGAGGTTTTGGTTGCTTGGGAACAACCAACACTTCGACTGGTTTCCACAAAAGTTTCTTAACTTTCTTGAGAATTCGTTTAATCATAACCGAGTGTTGAAATGATTTTGAAGAACGGCGTGACTCTTTACAGGTTGTCCGTAATAACTGCCACCCCAGATGGTGGGAAGTGATGCCCATTCAGGTGCCAGTGCTGCCAAGATGCGCTTGGAGAGACCTTCCTTTTTGAGGAGATACTCCAGATCGTTTGCGTTCCTAACACGAATGCCTGCCTGGTTCAGTCGTTTCAAGATTAATCTTACAGCACCCTTGTCCTGTCTGTCAGGGGTCATTGGACCACCTCCAACACTGTCCCAAGTGGTGCTCAGAAACTGATAACGACCAGCAGCATCAGAACGATGCCAACCAGAACTCAGTATCTGACGAGGATGGTTTACGCCAGAGAACTGTTTTCCAGTAAACTGAGTGTTGTAACCATTGTTGGGACGATAAGCAGTTCCTTCCGCAAAAGCAATCGTGTCCAACAATGCCATTGTAGCAGGTCCGAACTGATTCTTTCGACCATCTTCACCATGTGCCAGTTTGTGGAAAACAGCATCATTCTGAACATCAACATGGTGATGACCATGAGGAAGGAGTGACGCTGCCATCAGGGGCAAACCAAACAACAGTTTTCGGAATTTCATAATTTTAATAATGTTGTAACAATTCTAACATACTATTTGGGAAAATAGTCTTTGCGATAATAACGGTTCATTATGTTACTGTTATAAAAACGAGGTGTGCCATCTTCAAGTGCTTCTGTAAGCACGTCATTCTTAAACAATGCTTCTGTCTCAGCAAAGTTTGTTTTCCCTTTTGTCTTGTGGAGAGACAGGATTTCTCTCTTGAAGTTCTCCACACCCAGAAGTTTGATGTCCTCTTTCAATTCATCAGAGGATCCATAATACTTCTTCCAGTCTGACTCTGACTTTACCTTTCTTTTCTTTCCTCTAGGCTTTCTGTGGAACCAGAAAACCTTTCTACCAATGTAGAGTCGGTTGTTGATGAGATTGGTAATCTTATAAACAAAACCAAAGTTATCCCCAATATCGTCAGAGGTAAAAGGGACTTCATCATATAACCAAGGATTTTCGTAGTCACACACTCATCAGGTTTCATCTGTCTTATTTAGAGAGACGATTGTAGATGCCTGCAGCGTGTTGGTTATGTTCAACAAGTTTCTGTGCCCAGATCCTATCCTCCAAGGAGACTTCTCTTTCAAGTCTCATCCTGGTGCAGATTTCAACCAGACGTAATCTGTATTCTTTACTTAACATTTGACCTCCAAGCATTCCAATCATCTTTGTAGTCTTCTTCCCAAGGATCTGGGAGTTTTGTGGAGACACTGATGGTGTCCAGTCCTTCAACTTCAGATTTCTCTGTTTTATAAACAGGTTTGGGTTTCTCTGCCGCTGCTTTCCATTGCTCAGCGATCTCTCGGATTTGAACATCAACCTGGTCCATGGTTTGAGAAACCTTGACACCATAGTACCATTCAACAAAACCAGCGAACAAATGCAAAAGAATTGTGTTTAGAGGTGGTTGTCTTTTAGCACACCACCTCTCTATTTTCTGAATGAAAGTTTGTTTGTCTCTACCAATGAGAAACTCAAACTCATAATAAAATCCGTCAGTGAAGAGTTTCTTAGAGTTGGAACCCTGAGAAGGTATCTTTCTTGACATCTTGTTTGAATGATCCGAGGACATAACTTTCAAGTTCTGTCTCCTGTGGAGCGACCTGGAGTCCCTTTGAGGAGATCCAGTGTTGCGTCCAGGGAAGTGGGTTATTCTTTGCTGCGATGTCATAAACTGGTTTGAGCCCAATGGCCTTCATTCTACGGTTAGCAATCCACTCAACATACTGCTTGAGGAGTGTGTCATTCAATCCTATCATACTTCCGTCTTTGAACAAGTAGTCTGCCCACTTCTTCTCTTCATTCACTGCCCTGTCAAACATGGCATAAACCCACTCTTCCTCTTCCTGCATGATCTGTTTCATCTCAGGATCATCACCATCTCTCCACTTGTTCAGGATGTTCTGGGTGATGGCGAGGTGTTGGTTTTCGTCTCTGGCGATGAGGGAGATGATCTTGGCAGATCCTTCCATGAGCTTAAGTTCACCAAAGGCGAAAGAACAAGCAAAACTAACGTAGAACCGAATACCTTCAAGAATGTTAACGTTGGCGACTGCTCTGAACAGTTTGCGTTTGACATCTTTGAGTTCTTCCTGTGCTGCTGGGACTCCTTCTAACTGATGCAACCAACCACTGCCGTTACCATAAGTCTGGGCAGTGTTGATAAAGTCATCATAAGACTCAGTAACACTCTTTGCTCTCTCAAGAATCCTTGGGTCCTTGATGATAGTGTCGAACACATCCGAAGGATCGGAGTAAATGTTCTTGATAATGTAAGTGTAAGAACGTGAGTGAATCATTTCCATGAAACCCCACACCTCCATGCACGCTTCCAGTTCAGGAAGAGAACAATAAGGAATGAATGCCATACCAGGACCACGACCCTGAATGGAATCAAGCATGATCTGATACTTCAGGTTAGAAGTATAGATGTGCTTCTGTTCTGGACGAAGAGTCAGATAATCTGACCTGTCCTTTTGGAGGGAGACCTCTTCTGGTCTCCAGAAGTATCCCAGTTGTTGTGTTGTGAGTTTCTCAAACACAGGATACTTATATGAATCATATCTCTGAACACCAAGAGGTGCACCAAAGAACATTGGTTGCTTCTTAGTGTTCACCTCAGCACTGTTAAAAACAGTCATACCTTTCACATCAACATTATTAATATCACCAATGGGTGAAACCTTAAATTGCACAGGATTCACAGACTTCCTCCTCTGAGTTTTCGAGTTCTTTTACTAGATCTTCTAATTTTGATTTTGTATTCTCTTTTTCGTCATCACTTCCATCATGTTTTGAATCATAAGTGTTGTGATAATAGGAAGTCTTCCATCCATACTTATAGGTGGTGAGGAAATCGTTTGCAATCACGGATGTTGGAACTTCTCGGTCGGGATAATCCTCCAAGTTATAAGACCAGTTACCTGAGATGGCTTGGTCAAAGAACTTCTGCATTACAGCAACAACGTTAATGTAACCCTTGTTGCTTCCCATTTCCCAGAGCAGAGTGTAATGATTCTTCAGTGTGGAGTACGAAGGAACAATCTGCTTAAGAACCCCCTTCTTGCTCTTCTTAGCGGACAGGAATGCTCTAGGTGGTTCAATTCCGTTT